GACTCGGTGAGGCACTTTTTCTACAAAGCTTTGAGTAGAGGAAAGATTTTATGAAGCTACTGAGGTATAAAGCCTGTTTGTCGGCGTTATAACGAGGGAATGTTAAAAGATAAACTGTAATGGGAGAAGTCCTGACCGACGGATTTTCGGACAGGGGTTCAATTCCCCTCATCTCCACTATATGCGCCCTCAGTCGAACACGTATGCTGCTCGACTGAGGGCTTAATTATGTCATTAAGTTTATCAATATCAATTTCGCTATATTCAAGGTCATTAGAATTTTTAATATTATAGTATACAATTAATTTATCATTATAGATTAAAACTTTATTAATAAAGCAACTAATTATTTTACGTTTATAATCTTCCCAATTATCATCAAGTTTTAAAAATGACTCTAAGAAAAAATAAATTTGCTCTTCCGACAGCCCAAAGTCAGTTGATTTATAATATGCAAGTTCGCCTTCTATAGCAATTTTTTCAGATTCTAAAGATTGAAGGCGCTCAAGCAAAGAATTAGTACCCAAACCTTTCTCAACAGCTTTGATAATATTATCTGTTGCTTTTTTATTTTCCTGAAGCTTTTTATTGAAGTACGCAATATCATCTTTACGGGTACTATTTTCAGATTGAAGTATTAATATCTTATGAGAAATATCTTTTAAAAGCGTAGGGTGCATTAAAAACTCAACGGTCTTTTTAACAACTAGGTTCTCTATATAATCAGCCTTTACGTGTGTCTTATTACAATGTCCCTTTTTTCTGACAGTTTGACAATAATAATAGTGGAATTTTTTACCAGATTTTCCTGTACCACTCACACCGGTCATGAGCTTTTTGCAGTGGCCACAATATAGCTTGCCCGCTAATAGATATTCAGCACGGGGCTGACGTTTTGATTTTCCCACACGTTTCTTCTCCTTTTCTTTTTGAGCTAGGTAAAAAGTTTCTTTAGAAATAATAGAAGGAATGCCACCTTCAATGCGAACACCCGCTGATTCATAGATACCTATGTATTTTTCATTTGATATAATGCGGTTAATACTATTCTTGTTAAAAGCATTGCCGCGACTTGTTTTAAGTCCTAAGCTATTAAGCCGACTACAAATTGTAGCGTTTGTTTCACCTGCGATATACATTTCAAAAATCGACTGAACAATTTTAGCCCCTTCAGGGTCAATTTCAAAAGTATTATCCTTTGAAGCACAATAGCCTAAAGGAATAGTATTTCCTATTATCTTACATTTTAATGCACTTTCGTGCAATCCTCTTTTAATTTTTTGCGAGAGTTCAGCTGAATAGTATTCTGCTAAGCCTTCCATTAAAGACTCAAGAATAATACCCTCAGGTCCATCAGGAATTGTTTCAGCAGCATAATAGATTTTTATACCATTTATTTTAAGTTGTCTTTTGTAGATAGCACTATCATATTTGTTACGCGCAAATCTGTCGGTTTTGTAGACTACAACAGCGTCGAATTTCTTCTTTTTGCTATCAGCAATAAGTCGTTGAAATTCAGGGCGCTCATCTGTTTTACCTGAAATATGCTTGTCCGCATATATTTCAGTAATGGTAAGGCCATGCTGTTTACAGTAATCTGTGCACACCCTGATTTGCCCTTCAATGCTTTGGTCTGTTTGGCGAGGCCCGGCGCTATATCTAGCATATAAAGCAGTTCTCATAATTAACCTCCTTCTTATTTAAAAATTATAATTGCTTAAATACAATGTCATTATGATATTCCAAGTATTCAGGCAATGGGTAACAATCTCTTGGTAATATTATTTTATTACCTTCAAGATTAATAATTAAATTTTTTGTAAATGTATTATAATCATATTTCTTAACTAGGTTTGATACCAATATCCTATAGTCTTTAGTTATTGTAATAAGCCCTTTGTCAAAAGCGTTATCATAAAGAACATTAAGCAAAAGACCATTGCGCGGGTCTGTGCGTTCATTTGTATTTTTACATTTATTGAATGGTTTAATATGGCTGGCCCTTAGTAGTGTTGAAATTTCCATACCTGAAATACAGCATTTACTATTATATGCGGCTTCAACATATTTTCTAAAGGCCGTTCTCTCTAGGTTAACTTTGCTACGGTCAGTAAGGCTTGAAAGTTTTTTTGCTCCTTTTTCAGGAGTACCGTCGAATATATTAAGCTTTGTAATATTCTCAGCTTCGGTACTTAAATTACCCCAATCATTTTTAAATTGCTCAAATATTTGCTTATCAGTTTTGGCAACATGAGAAAGACCTTTTTTACCATTTTTATTTGCCAAAGGGTCTAAATATTGAAAGTTTCGCATACGCATTGTGAATGAAGCTACTGATTTATTACAAAGTTCAGCTACTTGTTTTATTAATTTATTATTAGGGTTTATTTTATTGAGCGGTGTAATGCAGTAAAGAGCATAAGCTACTATAATATCCTCTTTGAGCCATAAATTTTTTACACTCATTATTGAGCCTCCTCAAGGCGCATAGCTGTCATAAGAAGTTCTATACGACCTTTAACATCGAGCGAGTTATAAATACGCAAGAGCTCTATTTCTTCTTTTGAGAGTGTTCTTTCGGAGTTTTTATTAATTATGGTACCAGAATTTTGACCAATAATACCGTTATTAGTATGTACACGTACAGCATTAGATGTCCAACCCATTAAATATTCCGGGGAAGTGCATAGTGCATCCGCTAATTTTTCAATCGTCGGCCTGCGTAAGTTAAGTGTGACACCTGTTTCATATTTATTTATGGTGGCCTTAGATACACCAATTTTTTTACCAAGGTCTTCTTGTGTCATATCTAAAGCTCTGCGACGTTCTCTTATTCTAAATCCAGTATCTGTATTGTTCATATTTAATTACCCCCAAAAGTGATTAAAATCTAATTTCTACCTTAATTATAGCGTATATAGCGAAAAAAATAAATAAATTTTTGAAATTTTTTAAAAAAAACTATTTACAAATGAAATGTTTTGCGTTAATATAAATATCGTAAACAGAAACAAAATAACCTATAAAGCTATTTTTGTTTATAGAAAGGAGGATAAAAATGAATAAGACTTTATTAGCAAGCGTTATGGTTAAAAATAAAGATACTCAGTCGACTTTGGCTTCTGCTATGGGCCTTAGTCTTTCAAGACTTAACGCTAAGATTAATGAGCGCGATGACGCAGCTTTCACTCAAAGCGAAATGGCTTTTATTATAAATAGATATAAGTTATCCAGTGATGAAGCAATGTCTATTTTTTTTAGCTCATTGGTAGCGAGTTAAGATACTTAATTAAACTATATGGAAACTAACCAAGTTCAGATTAACGCTGAGATTGAGAGGCATTCTCTTATACAGCTACTGAGTGAAGCAAATGATTTTTATAGCATAGCAGAAAATCGGCAACGTTTTGAAAATTGGAAAAAATATAAGGAGGATAAAGAACTATGCAAATTACGTTAACACTTGATTTAACAGAAGATAATCTTAATAAACTTAAAGTCTTTTGCGATGATACTAAATCTACAAAAACAGCAGTAAAAAAAACGGTGACTGTAAAAACGGAAAATTCTAAGGTGGCTGCTCAAGCAAAAGCAGAAGAAAAAATAGAAGATAAAGAGAAAATTAATACAGAGCTAAATACAAAGATAAGTAAGACAGATGTTAGAGCAGTGGCTTTAAAAATCTCAAAGGCTGGTAAGTCTGATGAGTTAAGAGAAATATTTAGTAAATTCGGTGCTAAAAACCTTAAAGGTATAGATGAAGCCGATTATGAAGCTTTAATGAGAGAGCTGGTGGCTGTTGATGTCTAAGCACGCATTACTGTCAGCAAGCGGGGCCGCAAGATGGCTTAAATGTACACCGAGTGCACGCCTTGAATTAAAATTTCCAAATGTTACTTCTGAATACGCTTTAGAAGGTACTCTTGCCCATTCTCTTGCCGAGCTTACCACAAGATATTGGCTGGGTGAAATTTCTGAGATGGATTTTGAAAATCAGCGTGATGCACTTGCTAAAAGCGAAGATGGTCAGAAGTTCTATAATAGCGAAATGCAGGAGCATGCGAATAACTATGCAAAGCTTATTTCTGGCAAGCTCAAAGAGTTACGAGAAACTTGCGCAGATGCTTTTGCAGAGCTTGAAGTTAAGGTTAATTTTTCAAAGTGGGTACCCGAAGGTTTTGGTACAAGTGATGGTGTTATTATTTCTGATGGTTGCCTTGAAATTATTGACCTTAAATATGGTAAGGGCTACCGCGTAGACGCTGCTAATAATCCTCAAATGAGGCTATACGCATTAGGCGCTATTGAGTATTACGGCCCACTCTATGACATTACAAATGTCAAAATGACTATATATCAGCCTCGTCTTTCAGGTGTTCAGAGCACAGATGAAATTACTGTTGAGGAGCTCCTTAGTTGGGCAGAAAATGAGGTTAAGCCAAAAGCCAAACAAGCTTTTGCTGGTAAAGGCGAGTTTATGCCATCAGAAGAGGCTTGTAAGTTTTGTAGAGCTAAAGCTAAATGCAAAGCGCGTTATGAACAAAATCTTAAAATGTTTGATGATGCGGAAGACCCTCTGCTTATTACACCCGAGCAGGCAGGTGCGGTTTTAGAAAAAGCGGCAGATATTAAGAGTTGGCTTAAAGACCTTGAGGACCTTGTGCAATCAGCTCTTCTCGAAGGAATTCCAATATCAGGCTGGAAAATAGTTGCCGGTCGTAGTAATAGAGCAATTTTGGATGAGAGTAAATTTGTTGAAGCGTTCATAGATGCTGGCTATAAAGAGGCCCAATTGTATGAAAAAAAGTTGTTGACCTTAACCCAACTTGAAAAAAAATTTGGGGCAAAGCATTTTGCTGAAATCGCAGGAAATACAATAATAAAGCCCCAAGGCAAGCCAACATTAGTTCCTGAGTCCGATAAAAGACCGGCGCTAATGTTGGAGGATGCTATACTTACAGCTTTTGACGAATAGAAAGGATGAAAAAAAAATGCTTAAGTTACTAAACAAATATAAATGGTATATACCAATATTTATAATATCTATACTTCCTTACGATTTAGAAGTGAGAATATTAGCCTATATTGCACTTTGGACTCTATATGGTACATACTGTATAGGTCTTACGATTAAGTATAAAGGGCTAATTAGTACATATGAGAAGGACGAAAATGCCCTTAAAAAATAAAACAAATTTATTTTAATGTAGAAAGGAAACTAAAAATAATGTCAAATATGGATGATTTTTTTAAAAGCGAAATACCAACAATGATACTCAATGCAATTGCGGAGACTGCTAAAAACTATAGCGCTAAGGAGCCTAATATTAACATTAAAGCTAAGCCCAATTATAAAATTCCTACAGAAGATTTAGTGAAAAAATCTTCAGAACTTATTGGTAAAGAAGCTTGTAAGGCCGCTGATGATTTTGCAGCAAAATTATATTATACATATTTAAGTTTAATAAATGCTGGATTTTCTGTTACACAAGCCTTTGAGTTAATAGGATATACTCTTATAGGTTAACAAATTATTTTATATTTAAAGGAGATTAAAAATTATGAAGACACAGATTACAACAGGTAGAGTACGTTTAAGTTATTGCAATTTATTTGAACCAAAGGAACAGGATGGTAAGTTAACTTACAGCGTTACATTGCTTATCCCTAAAACTGATAAGGGTACCCTTCAGAAAATTAAGAACGCTATGGAAGAAGCTAAAAACGCATATCTTCAGAAGTATACAGGTAAGAAACTTCCTACAGACCTCAAGCATACACTACACGATGGCGACGGTGAGAGACCTAACGGGGGCGAGTTTGGTCCTGAGTGTAAGGGTTGCTATGTTATGACAGTAAGCTCAAAGAACAGACCCGTGCTTGTATATAAAGATAAGACGCCTATTACAGATGTGCAGGAATTATACTCAGGTTGCTATGGTCGCGCAATTCTTAACTTCTATGTGTATGATACAAATGGTAATAAGGGTCTTACTGCAGGGCTTAATGGGGTTATGAAGTTGTCTGACGGTGAGCCATTGAGTGGCGGCGTTGTTACAGATGCTGACTGGGATGATGATTGGGAAGATGATGAAGAGGATGATTTACTCGACTTCTAATACATGAAGGAGATTATAGCTATGAAAACACTTGCGATTGATATAGAAACCTACAGTTCTGTATCACTACAGAAGTGTGGCGTATATGCCTATGCTGAGAGTTTAGACTTTGAGATTTTGCTTTTTGGATATGCTTTTGATGAAGAGCCTGTTAATGTAATTGACTTGACGATTGATGAATTACCTAAGGATATAGAAGAAGCAATTTATGACCCTAATATTTTGAAAACCGCTTTCAATGCTTCTTTCGAGCGTACTTGTTTATCTGCATATTTTGGCAGGCAGACACCACCTGAGCAATGGAGTTGCACAGCCGTTATGGCAAGAGAACTTGGTCTTCCGAGTTCTCTTGAAGCTGTTGGTGCCGTTTTAGGGTTGCCAGCGGATAAGCAAAAATCAAGCACTGGTAAAGCTTTGATAAGGTATTTTTCAATCCCTTGCAAGCCTACTAAAGTTAATGGACAGCGTACACGTAATTTACCCGAGCACGATATGGCTCGTTGGAACTTATATAAAGAATACAACGGTCAAGATGTTATAGCTGAGAGAGCTATCAGAAAAAAGCTTTCAAGGTTTAATATGACAGATACGGAGCAGGCTTTATGGGTACACGACCAGCATATAAATGACAGAGGTGTCAGAATTGATAGAGTCTTTGCTAAACAAGCAGTTGAGATTGATAAAGTTATTAAAGATAGATTGTTTCAAGAAGCTAAGAAAATTACAGGACTTGAAAACCCTAAGAGTACTTCTCAGCTTAAAGAATGGATAGAGAATAAAGCAGGTATAGAGGTTGAAAGTCTTAATAAAAAGAATATTCAGGCTGTCAGAGATGACGCGGCAATGGCTATTGTAGATAAGGTGCTTGACATTAGGGCAGGGCTTTCAAAGACGTCTACTGAAAAATATAATGCTATGTTGCGTACAGTTGGTACTGACGGAAGAATTAGAGGATTAACTCAGTTCTATGGTGCCAGTCGTACAGGTCGTTGGGCAGGGCACTTGGTGCAGATGCAGAACTTACCTCAAAATAAGATGCCTGACAGAGACCTTGATATTGCAAGGCAACTTGTACGCTCAGGTGACATTGGTACACTAGAGATGTGCTTTGATGATGTTTCTGGAACATTATCTCAGTTGATACGTACTGCTTTTATACCTAAGTTAGGCTGTCGTTTTATCGTCGCCGATTTTTCAGCCATTGAGGCGAGAGTGCTTGCTTGGTTAGCTAATGAGAGCTGGCGCATGGAAGTGTTTAATACCCACGGTAAAATATATGAGTCTTCAGCAGAACAGATGTTTCATTTACCACCAGGCAGCGTAAAAAAAGGAAATCCTATGCGACAAAAAGGGAAAATCGCTGAGCTTGCCCTCGGTTATGGCGGCAGTGTTGGTGCTCTTAAGTCAATGGGTGCACTTGATATGGGTATTGAGGAGTCTGAACTTAAGCCATTAGTAAATAGCTGGCGTGCTGCAAATCCTGCCATAACAAAGCTTTGGTGGGATACAGATGCTGCCGCTAGAAGAACTATTCAGACACAGGAACCCACAATACTTCCACACGGAATGGGCTTTTATAAAAAAGGTCCTTTACTTAAACTTGTATTGCCTAATGGTCGTGAGCTTAGCTATGTAAAGCCTGCGATTATTGATGGCAATATTACTTATGAAGGAACACTTCAAACCTCCGGGGCTTGGGGACGTATTGAGTCGTATGGACCTAAGCTTGTTGAGAACATGGTGCAGGCTACCGCGAGAGATTGTCTTGCTATGGCAATAGACAGACTGGAAAAAGCTGGTTTTCCTGTAGTATTTCACGTGCACGATGAAGTTATATGTGAAGTACCTATCGGTGTAAGCTCAGCGAAGGAACTTGGCGCAATTATGTCAGAGACTATTGATTGGGCCAAAGAATTACCTTTAAGGGCAGACGCCTATGAATGTGAATACTATCGAAAGGATTGATATTTTGTGAATATGAAAGACTTTAATGCTGTGGTTGATACACAGCTTACCTTGTGTAAAGGCACATTGGTTAAGAAAGGAATTGAATACGCAGACGTATTTGATGAAGATGACTTACTTGTACAACCTGACGGACAGGTTACTTTGAATATAGATGCGCTAACAGATAGATTAAGAGCTTTTAAAAAGGCCGCTGTTCTTATGAATACGACACCGAAAGCGGCGTTGTTTGGTATGCTCTCAAAGCATCTTGTTTCTGTATCTGATATGTGTACAGATGGGCAGACTTATGATATTGACCGTTGGAATGAAAAAATAACGGACAGTATTTGTTACTTAATATTGTTGAGAGCTATTGTTGAGGAGGAGCAACTTAATGAGAAAAATAGAAACAAGGGTGCTTAACCCCGATGAAATTGCGAATGCTGAGAAAATGCTTGTGTGTTCTGCGAGATTGACTCAAAGAGGACATAATATTAAGAACCTTGATGATTTTATGAACTTATATGAAAAGGACTACACGAAAAGTACGGTTAAGGTTCTTGCGGCTTTACCACACTATACACTTCAGAAGCTAGGCGTTATTAATGTAGTTATTACGGGAGCTTCAAGAAGATTTTTAGCTCAGATAACAAGGCATCAGAATGAAGTTAAGTTTATGTCGGCAAGCTTGCAGTATAGCGACTATTCAGGTAGCTCTGATTTTGTGGTACCTTATAAAATGCTTGAAGCAGGCGACGAAGTTGTAGAACTTTATAAGTTGACAAATATGTTTGCTATGAAAGAATATACACATGTTGCCGAAATTTGTGGTAATGATAGCGCGGGATACTTAGCCCCACAGGGAATGAGAAATACGCTTATTATAAGTGCTACCCCTTTTCAGTGGAAGCATATGATACAGCAAAGAGTATGCCGCAGAAACACAGATGAGACACGCTATATAATGCTTAAAATATGGGAGCAGCTTTATAATATTAGTCCAGCTTTATTTGCAAACGCAGGTCCATTCTGTATGAACGGTTATTGTGAGGAGGGTAAAATGAGTTGTAAGAATCCTATTAAGATGAATATAACTCCAACTGATATTTTGAAGGAAGATTTTCCGTTGCTTACTAAAGAGGAGGCACAAAAAATATGAAAGTAAAAATCATTGACTACGGTATAGCAGAAAGCAGACTACCATTTAGGGCTCATTACAATGACGCAGGAGCTGATGTATTCGCTACATCAAGCTATAACATACATCCAGGTGAAACTGTTAAGATTCCATTAGGCTTTGGCTTAGAATTACCTGATGGTTTTGCAGGTTTTATATTTCCGCGTTCCGGTTTAAGCTCAAAAGGTATTGTTTGCGAGCTTCCACCTATAGACTCAGGCTATACGGGAGAAATTCATGCAATTATCTCAAATGTAAGTAATAAAGATTATTACGTTATGACTGGCGACAGAATTGGCCAGCTTGTTATAATGCCTATAGTGCTTGCTGAATTTGTGAAAAGCGTGGGCGACACACGAGATAATACTGCTTTTGGTGCTTCTGGGAGGTGAGTATATGCGACCAGATAAAGATACTTATTACTTAGATATTGCAAGAGCCGTTGCTCAGAGGTCAACTTGCTTACACAAAAAGTATGGGGCTGTTATAGTCAATAATGATGAGATTATAGCCACAGGCTATAACGGTGCGCCAAGAGGTGAAGCTGATTGTTGCACCGCTGGTGTATGCTGGAGAGATACACACGAAAAGCCGATAGGCTCATTGGCGGCTATATTACACGGGAATAAGTACGGTACTTGCGTAGCTGTTCACGCTGAGCAAAATGCTATAATAAGTGCGTCAAGAAGGGAAATGCAAGGAGCTACCCTTTACCTTGCTTGTACCACAGACTCTATTGCTGTGGCACCTTGTAATATGTGTGACCGTATGATTAAAAATGCGGGCATAGCAAAGGTTGTTATACAGTGACTGCCTTAAAATATGATGGACTGGTTAACATTGCAACGGGTAGCTCAAGAAAATCAGTCAATTGGAAAAATGAAGATATATTATGGAGTGCCCTTGTTGACAAACTTCAAATTGTTACAAGGACACCCGAAAATCAAGCAGAGTATAAAACTCTTGCTAAAGCTAAAAGAGACGATATAAAAGACGTCGGAGGCTTTGTTGGTGGACGCTTAAAAGGTGGCCATCGCAAGGCTGAAGCTATAGTACAAAGGCGCTTGTTAACCCTTGATTTAGACTATGTTACACCCAAGGATAATCCTTGGGAAACTGTTGAGCTGGTTATAGGCTGTGCCGCTGTTTTATATAGTACGCATTCGCATACGCCAAGAGCTCCAAGGCTAAGGCTTGTAATTCCTTTATCAAGACAAGTGACGCCAGATGAATATACAGCAGTCGCAAGACGCGTAGCAAGCGACATTGGTATTGATATGTGCGATGATACAACCTATGAACCTCACAGATTAATGTATTGGCCGAGTGCTTCACTTGATGCCGAATATATTTACGAGGTCTCTGATGGTCCGTGGCTTGATGTTGATGAGCAGCTTAGCCGTTATCATGATTGGCGAGACCCTTCAGAGTGGCCGGTGTCAAGCAGAAAACAGGATATAATACAAAGGCTATCTAAGAAGCAAGAAGACCCAACTGAGAAGAAAGGTATTGTGGGGGCCTTTTGCCGTGTGTATTCTATCGAAGACGCAATAGAAAACTTTTTGCCTGAGGTATACGTCAAGTGCGGTGAAGACAGATATACGTATACAGGAGGGTCTACAGTGGGTGGCCTTGTCATATATGAAAATGGTAAATTCGCCTTTTCACACCATGGTACAGACCCCATAGGAGGTAAGCTTTGTAATGCTTTTGACTTAGTTCGCTTGCATACCTTCGGTGATATGGATATGGATATATTACCCGGCACGCCAGTTAATCGTATGCCATCATATAAAGCGATGTCAGATATGGCAATTGCCGATGTAGCAGTAAGAAACGATTTAGCACTTACTAAACTGAAAGAATTATCGGAGCAGTGGGACGAGTCTGAAGATGCTGATACAGATTGGCTTAGTAAAATGACGATGAATTCAAAAGGTGACTTTGCTGCAACCATTGACAATGCGTATCTAATTATGCTAAATGACCCTAACCTTAAGGGTAAGTATTATTATGATGCTTTTAAGGAGCGACCTATTGTCTGCGGAGATTTGCCGTGGGAAAAGTTCGCAATGAGAACAAGTGACTGCTGGGGGGACTCAGACGACTCGGGCTTAAGAAGACACTTAGAGCAAACTTATAAAATAGTAAGTAATGTAAAAGTAAGAGATGCTGTTGAGCTTGCCATGCTGTCTTGTAAGAGACATCCAGTCAAAGAATACCTTGAGAGCCTTAAATGGGACGGGCTAAACAGGCTAGATACTTTATTTATTGACTACCTTGACGCAGAGGATAACGAGTATATAAGAGAAGTTACTCGTAAATCTTTAATCGGTGCAGTAGCAAGAATATATTCACCTGGCTGCAAGCATGACCACATACTTGTATTAGTGGGCCCTCAGGGTTGCAGAAAATCAACTACTCTTGCAAAACTTGGTAAATCTTGGTTTTCCGATTCACTTTATACTGTAACGGGTAAAGATGCCTATGAGCAGTTGCAAGGGCATTGGATAATTGAGATGGGAGAAATGGCTGCTACACGCAAAGCTGAGCTTGAACAGATTAAGCAGTTTACATCTAAACAGACCGACAGCTTTCGAGCAGCATACGCGCGCCGAACTCAGGAGCACCCTAGGCAGTGTGCCTTTTTTGGCACAACTAATGATGCTGAATTTTTAAGAGACCCAACTGGCGGCAGACGTTTCTGGCCAGTGGTTGTTACAGAGAAAGGAAAGCAACTTGGCAGTGCTTTAACGGAAGAAATTGTAGACCAAATTTGGGCTGAGGCCGTTATAAGGTATAAAGCTGGTGAGATATGGTACCTCAGTGAAAAAGTTGAGGCTATGGCTCGCAGGGTACAGGAAGAGCATACAGAAATGAATGGCAAGCAAGGGCTTGTAGAGAATTTCTTAAATATGTTATTGCCTAAAAATTGGGATACTATGGAACTTGATAAAAGGCTGTTGTTTTTGAGTGGTGGCTTCGGAGAAATGGAAGAAGGTACCGAAGTGAGGACCCGCGTATGCGCTATAGAAATATGGCAAGAACTTTTTAGAGGTGACCCAAAAGGATTTACTCCAATGCAGGCGCGAGAGATAAACAACATACTTAGGCAAGTACCTGGTTGGAAAATTTACAGTTCTGTTAATTGTGGTATTTATGGTAGGCAACGAGCCTTTGTACGAGATAAATTTTCTTAAGATTTTATTGTCAGCAGTTTTGTCAGCAAATCAAATTTTCTGCTGTAACTGCTGATTTAAGCGTCAGCAGAGTCAGCAGATAAAAATGACTTGCTGACGCTTCAGCTGATAGTTCTAGGTCAGTGTATAGAAGGCTTAGAAAAGATTATCAGCAGTTACAGCAGCTTTTTATATATAAGTTTTAAAAATAAAAATAGAGAATTAAATACAATATAAATGCTTAATATTTATTCTCTAATCTTAATTTTAAAAGTTTATAGGTTTTTACTGCTGTAACTGCTGACGACTGAAAAAAGGAGATAAATATGCTTGAAAGTACATTAGAGCAAGCAGTGAGAAAATACATCAAGTCTTTAGGTGGTCAAGCTTTTAAATGGGTAAGTCCGGGTGAAACAGGTGTTCCAGATAGGATTTGTATTTTACCTGGTGGAAAAGTGATATTTATTGAACTGAAAAGGCCTGGTAGAAAAAATGGCTTGAGTGAGAGGCAGAAGAAAATTGCGAGAGTGTTAGAAGCACTCGACTGTAAAGTGTGGTGTATCAATAGTATGGAAGATTTGAAAGCGAGAATAGAAAATGAAATTTGAAGCTAAGTATTACCAGCAATATTGTATTGACAAAATAATAGAACAACCTGAACTTGGTTTATTGTTGGATATGGGTATGGGAAAGACAGCTATAACTCTTACAGCGATAGAGCGTTTAGTCTATGATTATTTTTCGGTGAGAAAGGTTTTAGTCATTGCGCCACTTAAACCTGCAATAGAGACTTGGCCGGCTGAAGTAGAAAAGTGGGACCATCTGAAACACATTACAATTTCTTTGGTGCTTGGCAATAAAGAGAGCCGCCTTAATGCACTTGATAAAGACGCCGAACTATATATTGTAAATCGCGAGAACGTTCAATGGCTTGTAGAACACTATAAAAAGAAATGGCCTTTTGATATGGTTGTTATTGATGAGTTGTCGAGCTTTAAATCCAGCAAAGCCCAGAGGTTTAAAGCCTTAAAAAAGGTAAGACCTTATATTAGAAGGATTGTAGGACTTACTGGAACGCCTTCGCCTAACGGCTTACTGGATTTATGGTCTCAGATGTATTTGCTTGACGGTGGAGAAACGCTCGGCAAAACGATAACAAGTTATAGAGAAAAATGGTTTGTACCAGACAAAAGGAATGCGACAACAATATTTTCTTGGAAGACTAAAGACGGTGCAGAAGAGGAAATTTATCAAAAGCTTGGTCATTTATGTATAAGTATGAAAACAGCGGATTTTTTACAGCTTCCAGAGCGCCTTGATATTAGGCATGAGATAGAAACCTCAAAGGCTACTATGGACTTATACAAAAAATTAGAGAGAGATATGATTTTACCTTACGCAGACGGAGATATTGACGCGGGCTCAGCCGCTATATTGGTAAACAAGCTGTTACAGGTAGCAGGAGGAGCAGCTTATGACGAAAACGGAAATACTAAGCTTTTACATAATGAAAAGCTTGACGCTTTAGATGTTTTAATTGAAGAAGCTAATGGACAACCAGTTTTATTGTTTTATTCTTATAAACACGAACGCGACAGAATACTGGAGAGGCATCCAGAGGCTGTTGATGTTAAAAAAGATATGGCAGTTAAAGAGTGGAATGCAGGAAACATACCTTTGCTGTTAGCGCACCCAGCAAGTGCTGGACACGGTTTAAATTTACAGTTCGGCGGACATATTGTGATTTGGTATGGGTTACCTTGTAGCTTAGAGCTTTATCAGCAGGCAAATAAGCGAGTTCATCGTATGGGGCAGAAGGAGACTGTCTTGATACATCATTTACTTATGAAGAATACGGCTGATATGTGGGTATTCGACCAAGTATTAACGGAAAAGGATAAAAGGCAGAATGCTTTGCTTGAAGCATTAAAAGCAAGAATAAAGGAGGTAGTGTAGTGACATTAGAACAGTTAACAGAACTGACAGAAGACCCAAAGAACTTTCTTAATAGATGTAAGCACTATGAGCAGCGTATTAAGTTGAAACAGAAACAAATTCAGCATTATAGAGATTTGGAGTATTCTGTTACAGCAACAATAAAAGAAGCATCTGCATATACAAGGACAGTATCAAGTAAAATCGAAAATTGTTCTACTGCAATTATAGTTATGGAGGAAGATATACAAAAAGAAATTGAGCAAATAAAAAGAGATAGACTTCTGATTCAAGAAGCTATTAACTTGCTTGATAATGAAGACTTACGACAGATTTTGGAAGCACGATATATATATGAAATGAAGTGGGAAGAAATTGCATTACTATTAGAGCACTCTTATCGATGGACACTTAGGCTTCATGGTAAAGCACTTAAAAATATTTCTCAAAAAGCGAAAGAAGCCATTTTAAGCCACATATGACTTATGATATAATATAAAATGTTAAAAGACTAAACGAGACGGCCTGCAATATAGTTGGCTATGATATATATTTAATATCACTACCTATTGTAGGTTATATAAATTAAATCCCTATATATTTCTTGTTTAGTCTTTTTTTTTATGTTTAATAAGAAAGGCAGGTGATTCTATGACGCCAAAAGAAAAGAAATTTGCAGATGAATGGCTTATAGATTGCAATGGTACTCGAGCATATATGGCCGCGTATCCTAATGTTAAAAATAATAAATCTGCGGGTGTTTTAGCAAACAAGCTTTTAGCAAAGGCTAGCGTTAGACAATATGTTGATGGAAAACTGGCCGAGCTTAGCTCAAAAAAGATAGCAAGTGCAGAAGAGGTTATGGAATACCTGACTAGTGTATTACGAGGTGTGTCTTCCGCTGAAGTAATCGTTGTTGAGGGTATAGGCGATGGATATTCCGAGGCAAGAGCTGTGCAGAAAAAGCCAGATGAAAAAGAGAAACTTAAAGCGGCGGAGTTACTTGGTAAGAGATACGGCTTGTTTACAGATAAGCTTGAAGTTGACGGGAACGCTAAAGTTGTGATAACAGATGATATACCAAAGGATGATGCAAATGGCTAGGTTATCTAGCTTAATTGCACCATCCTTTTATAATATTCATAATTGTCTTAAAGCTAATAAATATACTCATTATTGGCTCAAAGGCGGCAGAGGCAGTACAAAATCATCATTTACGAGTATAGAAATTGTGCTAGGAATGATGAGTGACAGTAACGCTAATGCAGTAGCTATAAGAAAGGTAGGACAATATCTTAAAGATAGTGTGTTTGAACAGCTTTTATGGGCTATACAAGTATTAGGTGTTGAACAATACTGGCAAGTCAAGCTTAGTCCGTTAGAGCTTGTATATGGCAAGCAAAGAATAATTTTTAGAGGTGCAGATAAGCCTAAAAAAATTAAATCTACAAAATTTAAAACAGGTTATTGTAAATATATATGGTACGAAGAAGTTGATGAATTCAATGGAATGGAAGAAATAAGAACAATAAATCAGTCTCTCATGAGAGGTGGCGAAAATTTTGTTGTTTTTTATTCATATAATCCGCCCAGGTCACAGAGAAATTGGGTAAATAATGAAATTTTAGAAGAAAGAAAAGACAGAGTTGTACATCACAGTAGTTATTTAACAGTACCTAAAAAATGGCTTGGTGAACAGTTTTTTATTGAAGCCGAGCATTTAAAAGCCGTCAATTATGATGCCTATGCTCACGAGTATTTAGGTGAGGTAAGAGGAACAGGTGGAGAAATATTTACTAATATTACAATTAGAAAAATATCAGATGATGAAGTAAATAATTTTGACCATATAAAAAGAGCTGTTGACTTTGGATATGCTGTTGACCCACTCCACTATACAGAATGTCATTTTGATAGAACTAGAAGAAGATTATATATATTCTTTGAAATACATAAAGTTGGACTGTCAAATAGGTTAGCTGTTGATGCTATTATGCGACAGAATAAAGATAATTGTCTGGTAATGGGTGATAGTGCAGAACCAAGAACAATAGCAGAATTTAAAGCTTTAGGCTTAAATATAAAAGGTGTAAAAAAGGGTCCGGATAGCGTTAATTATGGTATTAAATTTTTACAAGATTTAGAAGAAATTGTAATTGACCAAGAAAGATGCCCTAATACAGCTAGAGAGTTTCTAGGTTATGAATATGAAAAAGATAGTAATGATAATTTTAAATCTGATTACCCTGACAGAGATAATCACAGCATAGATGCAGTAAGATACGCTCTTCGCGATTATATGAGAAATAAAACTGGAATAAAATTCTTAAAATGATGAGGTGATAAAATGGACTTGACTGTAGCTATTGAGCTTATAAAAAAATATACTTTAGGGCATAGCAATTTTGTTTCTAAAGCAACAATAGCTGAAAGGTATTACAGAAACAAAAACGATATTCTTTTTGGTAAGAAAAAAGATGCAGAAACAGAAGCTGTAAGAAATGCAGACAATAGAATTTGTAGCAGTTTCTATAGTTTGATTGTTAATCAAAAAGCAGGTTATATGTTTACATATCCGCCCATCATTGATATAGGTAATAGCTCTAGTAATAAATATATTCAAACGGTCTTAGGTGATGCCTATGCAAAAAACTGTAAAAAGCTATGTGTTAATTCTGCAAATGCGGGCATAGCCTGGGTCCATTATTGGATTGATGATAAAAATAGATTTAGATGGGCGGTTATAGACAGCAAAGAGATTATACCAGTCTATAATAACGATTTAGAGAAGAAACTCATAAGTGTTTTAAGAGTGTATATGGAATTAGAAGAGGAAACCGGCAGACATTATATGGTTTACGAGATATGGACTGAAACTGAGTGTGCAACATATAAACGATATGTAAATGAAGGATTTGATAGACTTATGGAGCTTGCAAGATACCCTATTGGTTTTGATATTCCAAGAGCATATACAAATGTACTTAATCATAATTTTGGTCAAGTTCCTTTCATAAGTTTTGCCAACAACGACAACCACACAAGTGATTTAGAGCCTATAAAGGGACATATTGATACTTATGACAAAGTGTATTCAGGATTTATCAATGACTTAGAAGATATTCAGGAAATTATATTTATTCTAAGCGGCTATGCAGGTGAAAGTTTAAGTGAGTTTCTCGGTAATTTAAAGAAATACAAAACCATTAAGCTAGACGAAAATATTGATGGTAAAGGTGATTTAAAAACACTTACTATAGACATACCGGTTGAAGCAAGAAAAGAATTGTTGAGTATATCCCGTAAGGCAATATTTGAACAGGGACAGGCAGTAGACCCTGAACCATCAAATTTTGGCAACGCAAGTGGCGTAGCTTTAAAGTATTTATATTCTTTGTTAGAGCTTAAAAGTGGACTTACTGAAACAGAATTTAGATTAGGGTTTGCAGAGCTTGTAAGAGCTATTTGCAGACACGCAAATATACAGTGTAATGAAATTAACCAAGTATGGACAAGAAATAGCATCACGAATGATACTGAACTTGCAGATATTGCATCAAAAAGTACAGGCATTATTTCACAGAAGACCGTTCTTCAAAATCATCCTTGGGTTGACGATGCCGAAAAGGAAATTGCTGAATTAAAAAAAGAAACTAATGAAAAAGTAGGCGATTACGGTTTTCCAAAAACTAGAGAGGAAGAATGATGAAGAATAATGAATATTGGGCTAAAAGATTTAAAGCTTTAGAAGAAAGGTCCAATGCAGAAGCCCAAAAGTGCGTAGCCGAATCTATGAAATTAATAGATGATGCAATCATTCAAATTGATAAAGACATTACATACTGGTTAAAGCGTTTTGCTGATAATAACAATATGACTTTAGCTGAAGCCAAAAAAGCTATTACAAATAAAGAGCTAAAAGAACTTGGATGGGATGTTGAAGAATACATAAGAAAAGGCTATGCTAACAGCTACTTGGGAAACTGGGACAAAGAACTTGAAAACGCAAGTGCAAAATATCACATCACTAGACTTGATGCTATTAAAATGCAAATGATGTTATTTTGTGATAAAGCATTTGCCGATATTACAGAAAATGTCACACAAACGCTATCAAATGTGTATAAAGATGTTTATTATAGAACGGCATTTGAAGTACAAAAAGGTATTGGTGTGGGATTTAGTTTTGCACAAGTAGATGAACGCAGACTTAAATTGATACTTGAAAAGCCTTGGGCTATTGACGGTACAAACTTCTCTGAAAGAATATGGGGTACTTACAGACCTAAATTGACAAATAAACTTCAACAAGCTTTAACAGATTGGTGCGTTAGAGGTACAGACCCTAAAAAGCTTGCAAGACAATTAAGTTATGAAAGCAATGTAGCCCAATCAGCTTGCAATACTCTTATTCGTACTGAAACAGCCCAGATATGTACAAGGGCAGAAATGGATAGCTATGATGAATTAGGAGTTGAAAAGTATAGTGTATTAGAAACACTAGATGGTAAAACTTGTGATATGTGTGCTGATATGGATAGTAAAATCTTTAATAGAGATGACTTTGAAATAGGGATAACAGCACCTCCTTTTCATCCGCGTTGCCGAGGTACTACAATACCGGAAGTCACAGACGAGCTACTTAAGCAAGGTAGAAAAAGAGCTGCAAGGGACCCTGAAACTGGTAAGACTATCTATATTGATGATATGTCATACACAGATTGGAAGGAAAAATTTGTTAGTAATGATAAGTTTACAAGTGCAAATAATGATGATATAATAAAATCAGAAAGAAGAATGTCTAATAGACTAAGAACAAGCCCTTCTCATATTTTAACAGATTCTGAAATTAATGAAATAAAAGAATACTCTTCTGAGCTAAATATACCTATTGAGGTACTTAGATTTAATGAAGGCGGTAGAACGGGTTTCAGCGATATACAAGGTATTATAAATGTTAGAGGTGATATTTTGCCAGACATTAATTCTACATATAATAGAGATTTAATGTCACAAAGAGCTGTTTTGGCACACGAATATTATGGGCATTATAAAAACCACCCATCAAAATTCAGAATTGATGACTGGAGAGATGAATTTAAAGCAAGTTATGATGCTGCAATAAATGCGCCTAATTTAAGTGATGCTGAAAGGCGTAGCCTTATGATAGACGCTTACGATAGAGCAAAAGAGGCTGGCGTGACAGTTAAGTATAATAAAAAAGCGAGGTTGTTAATTTATGGCTATGACTAATAGTGAAAAAAACGCAGTAGTTGCAAAACTTGAAGCCCCAGGAAAAAGAGTAATATGCCCTCGTTGTGGTTCTGAATTAAAGTATTATAAATTTGGGAATTCTTCTGAAGTTTATTGTCCTAAAGATAAAGAAATTAAAGGCACGATAAGAGGTATTTAACTGTGGACTTCTAAAGTGATGTTAGAGCACTTAACAGATAATGTTAGGTGCTTTTTAATGTAAAGGAGAGAAAAATTATGCAGACTTTTTTATTTTGTTTATACATTCTTAAAGAGATTAGCTCTATAATTTTATTTTCAGCCGTTGCCGCTTCGATTGTGTACGCATACTGCGGAGACCATAAAAATCTTAAAGATGATAAAAATAAAAACAAATAAAACTTACAGGCAAGTTAGAAAAACACAATAAATAAGCAGATTAGGACAGTTTAAAGCTGTCCTTTTTTGTTACCTGAAAAAGTTAAATGGAGGAAAAGACATGGAAAAGATTTTAACATTGGAAGAAACTGCAAAAATGATGTTAGAGGCTAAGAAAGAAAAATAAAGTCAGGTATTTTGTGAGATGTTAAATATTTGAAAGGATGTGATTCCGTTGGGCTAGTTATAACTAATTTTTATGATAGGAATTACGGCGATGCCTGAGGGCTAAACCTAGTGGGGAGGTTGCGACCAAACCACTTTAAATAAATGTAACTATAAATAATTTAGTCAGCAAAGGAAATGAGTGTCACAGCTTATTTCCTTTTTTCGTCCTAAGCAAGACATTTAAAAGGTTTAATATTCTCTTGCAGTAGGAGATATAAACTACTGTATATATCCGTGGCGACACCACATATAAAAACAAGATATAGGAGGTAATAATATGTTATTTTTGAAGGAAGTATTAGGTGAAAAGTACGAGGAGTTTAAAGGAATTATTGACGCGTATAATTCTGAGAACAAAGACAAACAGGTAAAACTGGCTAATTTAAGTACAGGCGAATATGTCAGCAAGGCTAAGTATGACGCTTTAGAAAGTGAAAAAAATAATGTAGATACACAGTTAAAAACTGCGAATAGCACTATTACAGCATTAAAGAAAGACAATAAAGACAATGAAGCTTTACAGACTGAAATAGCAGGCTATAAAACAACAATTACAAACCTTCAAGCAGAAGCGGACAAGTTTAAGAAAACTTATGCTGTAAAAGAGCTGTTGGTTAAGGAAGGTGTAATTGACCCAGACTATGTTATTTACAAGCAAGGTGGAGTTGATAAGTTTAGCTTTGATGATAAGGGAGAACCTGTTGGCGTTACTGAGATTGTTAAGACTTTTAAAGAAGATGCGTCTATGGCACATTTATTTAAACAGACACAGCCAATTTATGAGCCGGCTGGAGGTCAGGGTAGTAATGTAAATCCTTTTGCAAAAGAAACTTTCAATTTAACAGAACAGGGTAAACTTTTAAAGGAAAATCCTGCACAAGCAAGAGAAATGGCTACTGCGGCAGGAGTAGAAATTAATTTTTAAAATAGGAAAGGAGTAATTGAGTATGGCAATTACAAAATTAAGTGATGTTATTGTACCAGAGCTTTTTAACCCATATGTTGTAAATAGAACAATGGAGTTATCAGCTCTTTTTAACAGCGGTATAGTAACAAATAATCAGGAATTTAATCAGTTAGCAAGTGAGGCAGCACCAATTCACAACATGCCTTTCTTTGAAGATTTACAGGGTGAATCAGAACCTATTATTGAAGATGCTGATTTAACACCAAACAAGATTACATCAAACAAAGATGTATCAACAACTATTCGCAGAGCGAAGATGTGGGCAGCAACAGACCTCTCAGCAGCATTATCCGGTAAGGACCCAATGATGGCTATCGGTGATTTGGTTGCAGGCTTCTGGGCAAGAGATAAGCAGAAAGAGCTTATTGCAATTTTAAATGGTGTGTTTGGTACTTATACAAACGGCAGTTCTGAAACAGTTACACCTCTTGCAGACCATATTCTTGATATTTCTAAGTCTAAGACAGCAGCTGCAATTATAGAAGGTAAGTCTTTTGTAGATGCTTGTCAGCTTCTTGGTGACGCACAGAGTCAGCTCACAGCTGTTGCTATGCACTCTGCTACTAAGTCATATTTAAGAAAGTTAGATTTGATTGAAACAGTCAAGGCATCATCTGAACTTGAATTTGATACATACCAGGGCAGACGAGTTATTGTTGATGATAGTTGTCCGGTTGTTGATGGTGTATACACAACATATTTATTTGGTGACGGTGCTATTGCCTACGGCGAAGGTAACCCAGTAGGTCACATAGCAACAGAAATTGACAGAGACAAGAAGAAAGGCTCTGGTGTTGATTATCTTATTAATAGAAGTGCGTTTATCTTACATCCACGTGGTATTAAGTGGACTAACGCAGTTAGAGCTAATGTTGAAACACCTACTAGAACAGAGCTTGCTAATGCTCAAAACTGGGAAAGAGTATATGAACCTAAGCAGATTAGAATTGTTGCTTTTAAGCATAAGTTAGGGTGATTATGTGATTAAAGAATGTGATGTAACTGAGAAACTTAAATCATTAGGCTATAATGTTAATGATAGTGATTTAGTGCTTATTCAATTTGCGATAAATGGAGCAGAGCAGTATATAAAGAATTTTTGTAATATTACTGTTATACCACCCGAACTTTATTTTGTTGCTGTTGATATTGCGGCAGGTACACTATTAAGAACTAAGTCTAGTGTTGGTGAAAATGTTTGTGATAACATTGACTTTAACGCAGGAAGAATAAGTAATATATCCGAAGGGGACACAAGTGTAGGTTACACTTATGATAATAATACAAGTGCAGCTTCAAGATATATTACTTTATTAGATAGGCTCTGCAATAGAGATGCCGAACTTATCGCATTTAGAAAGTTAAGGTGGTAAGAATGAGTGTTTTTAATTCTGCAAGAAAACATATAGAAAGTTTGTACACTGGAACTTGCTCAGTATATGAGCTTAATAATATTCGAGATGAAGATACAAAACAAACAAGGCAAATTGAGCAGATGATTATTGAAAATCAACCTTGTAGAATTTCTTTTGAAACCACATCACCTACAACTAAAAATAATGATACAGTACAAGAAAAAGTACAAAATATAAAGCTTTTTATGTCACCCGATTTGACTATACCACCTGGCTCAAAAATAGTTGTTAATCAAAATAATCGCGAAGGCATTTATAAAAGCTCTGGGGTACCTGCTATGTATGCAACCCATCAAGAAGTAGCTCTGGAAATATTTGAAAGGTGGGGTTAAATTATGGCAAAGACCGGTAGATGCGATTTTAGTGAATTAAAAAAATTTGCAAAACATTTAGAAAAGCAAGAAATCAAAGCTAAAGCTATGATTGAACGCTGTATAAATGATTTAGGTGCTGAGGTATTAGCAAGAGCTAAACTTCGAACTCCAGTTGATACTGGTGACCTTAGAAGAGCTTGGACTGTATCAAGTATTACGCGTACAGGTAATTGTTATAAGGTAATCGTAAGTAATAATCTTGAATATGCTGCCTATGTTGAATATGGACACAGAACTGTGAATCACAGAAAATGGGTACCTGGAAAGTTTATGTTGACTATATCGACAAAAGAAGTGGATAAACTTACTCCTGCGGTACTTGAAAGGCGTGTGCGAAACTTCCTTAATCAGGTGATGCGTTATGATTAATAAGATTATTAAAGGGATAAGCCAAGCCCTCTATAGTGAGTTTGGCGAAGAATACAACATTTATACAGAAGATGTAGAGCAAGGTTTGAGAGAACCTTGCTTTTTTGTTCAGTGCATAAATCCTAAAATAACTAGGTTTTGTGGAAATCGTTATTATAGAGAAAATCAATTTGCAATTCAGTATTTTCCTAAGTCTAAGGACTATAGAGCAGAATGTTTTAGTGTTATAGATAGAATGTATAAAGCACTTGAATTCATAGAACTTGACTCTGAACCGTTATTAGGAAAAGGTATTGATACAAATATTTATGATGGTGTTTTAACATTAACAATAAACTATGATATATTCGTCATTGTTGAAAATGATGTTGAAAAAATGGAAATTCTTATACAGAAAGGAATGATAAAAAATGGCAACTAGAAAATCTACAGCTGTGGAAACTACAGCATTAAACTCAGTTGAAGCTACTGAAGAAAAGCCAATCGAAGCTGTAATAGAAGCAGAAGCAAGTTATTCTAAAGAACAAATTACAGCAAGTAAAAAGTATTTAAAATACATTGATGTGTTAAATACGATATTAGGTAATCGTAAATATACTTTTAGCGAAGTAGACCAGTTACTTAAAGAATTTTTAGAGAGTGAGGTGTAAAATATGGCTTTAGGTGGAGGTACTTTTGTAACCCAGAATAAGGTTTTACCAGGCGCGTATATCAACTTTATATCAACAGCAAATGCAGGTGTTGTATTTGGAGAAAGAGGTGTGTGTGCTGCGCCATTAAATCTTAATTGGGGTGTTGAAGATGAAGTCATTGAATTAACAGCAGAAGAATTTGAAAAAAATTCACTAAAAATATTTGGTTATCCATATACAGATGATGCAATGAAGCCTTATAGAGATTTATTTAAGAATGCACAAAAATGCTATTTTTATAGAGTAAATAGTGGCGGCTCTGCAAGTGCTGAACTTGCTTCTGCAAAATGCCCAGGTACAAGAGGAAATGATATTTTTTATACCGTTGCAAAGAATGCAGATAAAACTGATTTGTATGATGTGTGTACTTATATGCGTAGCATAGATAAGAATGTTGAATCTAATAAACTCTATGATTTTGGAAATGCAAGAACCGGAAATACAACACCTACTATTGCAAGTGCATTTCCTGATATTATAAATGTTGGTGGAAAAGCCAGTATACTACAGGATAATTCAGATGGTAATAACCCTTGGTCTTGCTGGATTGATGGGGTAAGAGAAGGTACAGATATTGATGAAAATGGTAAGCCTAGCAGTAGGGCTTTATGCTTTGCAAATTTGGTTGTCCCTTGTAAGATTAAAGTTACTTGTATTAATGACACACAAAGTGCTGTTAAAGTTTTTTCAGACGGTACAAATCCCGCAACAGTTGACTCACAAGTACGCGGAGATGTTGCAACTTTCACAATTACAGCTGATGATGAAGCAACAAAAGATATTTATGTATATGGTGTAAGTAAGATAAGAATATCTAAAATTGAAATAGTATACGACGGTGCTATTTCAGATACTCTTGTAGATAAGCAGACTGTTAGTGGAATAGATAAATTAGTCGATAATGATTTTGTGTTTTGGAAGCATAACGCATCTTTGAAAGAAACATCAGGAACTTTTTTAACTGGTGGTATGGCAATAAAGGCTACAGGCTCAAGTTATCAAAGCTTTTTATCTGCTATAGAAAGTTATTCTTTTAATACTCTTATCTGTGATTCTACTTCTGATGTAATTAAATCTCTTTTTGTAAGTTTTACAAAGAGAATGAGAGATAGAGCAGGTATTAAATTTCAGACTATTGTGCATAATTATGCCGCCGATTATGAAGGTGTAATAAATTTAACAACAGATGCTGAAAAAAATACTGAAAGCCTTATTTGGTGGTTAGGTGGTGCAGAGTCAAGTTGTGAAATTAACAAGAGTTGCACTAATAAAAAATATGATGGAGAATACACACCTGTTTGCTCTGACACACAGACAGGTCTTGAGCAGGCAATCAACAATGGTGAATTAAAGCTTCATAAAGTAGGCTCTGATTATAGAATTCTTACCGACATTAATTCATTAGTTACAACAACATCTGAAAAGAGTAATTTATTTTGCTCTAATCAAACTATGCGCGTGTGTGACCAAATCGGTATGGATATAGCAACAATATTTAATACTCGTTATCTTGGTGTAATGCCTAACGATAATGCGGGTAGAATTGCACTTTGGGCAGATATTGTAAAGTATCTAAAGAATCTTGAAACTCTTAGAGCTATTGAAGATTTTACAGATACAGATGTTGTTGTAGAACAAGGAGAAGTTAAGAAAGCTGTTGTTGTTAATACGCCTGTAACAGTTGTAAATTGCATGGAGCAATTATATATGACTGTAAAAGTTAATTAAGGAGGTTAGAATATAATGGCTAAAAACATAACAATGAATGCAAAAGATGCTATTGCTGCAAAATTAGCTAAATGTTTTATAACATTAAATGGGAATAGGTATAATTTTGCAAATATGATTGATATGGAAGTAAAGCTTGAAAAAGCAAAGTCAACTATACCAAGACTTGGTGCGATTATGACCGGACACAAGTCAACGGGTATGGAAGGTACTTTTAGTGGTACAATGCACTACAATCAGTCAGTGCTTAGAAAAGTTCTTGAAGATTATAAGAATACAGGCGAAGATGTATACTTTGATATGCAAATTGAAAATAATGACCCAACTTCTACTGCAAAAAGTCAGACTGTTATACTTTATGACTGCAATACCGACGGTGGTATTCTTGCTAAGTTTGATGCAGATGGTGAATACATTGATGAAGAAATAGAAGGTACATTTGAGGACTTCTCAATCCCTGAAAGCTTTAAACAGCTTGATGGTTTTTTAGCTAACTAAATATTTTGGCAGGCTGTATTAAATAGCCTGCCTTATTTGTTTTTATTATAATTATGGAGGATAAAATTATGTCAAAATTTAATGCTTTTATGAAGGCTAACAAAGTGGTAAAGGAAAATGTAAGACGCGTTGCAACAACATCTATCGTTGGTGAAAACGGTAAGAGTCCAGAATGGGAATTTAGACATATTACCACAAAAGAAAATAAGGAATTAAGAGAAAAGAATATTAAAGAAGTGCCTATTCCAGGTAAATTTGGCGCGTTTAGACAGAGAATTAATGGCGAAGCCTATGTACTTGATATGATTGTCGCATCAACAGTTACACCTAATCTGTATGATGCCGAACTTCAGGACAGCTATGGCGTAAACACGCCAGAGGACCTTTTAGTGGCTATGCTAGATAACCCTGGCGAATACGATGACCTCGCTGCTTTTATCCAGAAATACAATGGCTATAATAAGGAAATTAATGAAAAAATTGAAGAAGCAAAAAACTAATAGAAACAGACAGTGAAGCAAGTTTTGTATATTACTGTCTGTTTGAATTACATATTAGACCTTGCGAATTTGTTGATATGGATGAGCAAGAAAAAGCTTTTATTTTTGCAGCTGTAGAGCGAAAAGTAAAAGAAGATGAAAAACAAAAGAAGAAGATGAAAAAAGCTAAAAAGAGGTGAGTGTATTGACAATATCAAGTTCTATTGAGTTATATGACAATTTTAGTAGTACATTTACATCTATGCACTCAGCAATGAACTTAATGCTTTCAGGAATTAATGATATTCAATCTGCTTTAGATGCCGACATAGATATGAGTTCGTTTGAAGGGGCAAAAGAATGTTTAAAGGAAGCTGAAACAGCCGCAAAAGTTTGTCAAGAACAAATTGAAGCACTAAAGCAGTCTTCTCAGAACATCCCACCTGTTAAAGTTCCAGTAACTTATGATTTTGAAAATGTAGGACCTTTAGTTTTTACAAACACCGGGGTTGAAAGATTTAATCAAGAAATTGCTAATGCTAATACCTTAATGGAAAATCTTATTGCGACACAATCTACTATTAATAGTAATTCTGCAAGCGTTCTAAGACCTAACCAAACAGCAGAATTAAATAATACATTAGGTAGATTAACAGCTATACAGCAAAGAATACAGCAAATTGAAAATAACCCAGTTAATATTGGTTCAGATACTGCTAATGCAGGACTTGAATATTTGAGAACACAATTATATCAAGCAACACAAGCACAAACAAGATTAAATAGTGCTTTAACAAATATGGACCCTGCTACAGCAAATGCAGAATACGCAAGACTTGTAGCAAATATTAGCAGTGCAGAAAGGTATATTAGAGATAATGTTTCTGAACAGGGTAAATTTAATCAGGAAATTGCAAAAGGAACTAATGCTACAAATGGACTTCTAAGCAAGCTTAAAGGAATTACTGCTGCGTATTTAAGTATAAAAGGTGCAGGACAAGTTTTAGGCTTGTCAGATGAAGTAACGCAAACGCAAGCAAGATTAAATTTACTTTTAGATAACTTTAATGAAACAGGTAGTGTAGATGATTTATTTAAAAAAATATATGCTTCTGCACAAGATGCAAGAGGTTCTTTAACAGATACCGCCGCTGTTGTTGCTAGATTTGGTAATAATGCAAAAGATGCTTTTAGTGGTTCAGATGAAGTAGTTGCTTTTGCTAATTTAGTACAAAAGCAAATGACAATCGCAGGTGCTACTACAAGTGAAGCATCTAATGCTATGTTACAGTTATCACAGGCATTAGGCTCTGGCGTACTTCGAGGTGATGAATTAAATTCTATCTTTGAAAATGCTCCAAACCTTATCCAAAATATAGCTGATTACCTAGGAAAACCTATCGGTGAAATACGAGAAATGGCTGCCGATGGAATGATTACCGCAGATGTTGTTAAAAATGCTATTTTTGAAGCAAGTGATGAAATAAATGAAAGATTTGAAAAGATGCCTTTGACTTGGGGACAAATGTGGACAAAGTTCCAAAATACGGCAACTATGGCTTTTAAGCCTGTGCTAGATAGACTGAATGAACTTGCTAATAGTGAAGGATTTCAGAATTTTGTAACAGGGGCAATAGAAGTTTTAGCTGTTTTAGCTGATGTGGTTATTGATATTTTTGAAGCTATTGGAAATATAGCAGGATTTGTAGCTCAAAATTGGAATGTCATAGGACCTATTATATATGGTGTAGCCGCTGCTTTAGCTATATACTATGGTTGGCTATTACTTATTAAAGCTATCGAACTTATTAGCACAGGTGTAAAAATAGCATTATGTATGGCTTCATTTGCTCATGCTGCCGCAACAGGAACAGAAGCGTCTGCTACTGCTGCTGCAACAGCGGCACAATACGGCTTAAATACAGCTATTTTATCTTGCCCTATATTTTGGATAATTATATTAATTATTGCATTAATAGCTATATTAATAGCTCTATGTAATTGGATTGCAGATGTAACCGGTGTAGCACAATCAGCACTAGGTATAATATGCGGGGCTTTAGCAGTTGCAGGAGCCTTTATTGGAAATTTATTTATAGCTCTTATTAATATTATAATTGATATATTTGTTGTTCTTTGGAATTTCATAGCGGCATTTGCTAATTTTTTCGCAAATGTATTTAATGACCCTGTTGGTGCTATAGCAAGATTGTTTTTTGATTTAGTTGATTGTATTTTAGAATTATTACAGAGTCTTGCTAGTGCAATAGATACAATTTTTGGCTCTAATCTCGCTAATTCTGTACAAGGTTGGCGTGATGGTTTGTCAGGTTGGGTTGACGATACATTTGGTAAAGGCGAAGAAGTTATGGCTAAGGTTAATGCTGAAGACTATCACCTTGACCGATTTGAATATAGTGGCGCTTGGAATGCTGGTGTTGAATTTGGTGATAATGTTTCAAGTGCTATTTCAGATAAAATATCAGGTGTATCTGATTGGCTTAAGAATAATGCAGAAGATTTGTTAAATCCAACTACAGACTCTGGCGAAGATGCCCTTAATGGGATTAAGGCGAATACTGATGATATTAAGAAAGAGGTTAAGCATTCAGATGATATTTTAAGTATGATAAAAGATAGTGTAAGCAAAGAAAGAATTGCAAACTATACAACTAAACAAATAACAGTAGATATGTCAGGTATGTCAAACCAAATTGCGAGCAGCTTAAGTATTGGTGATGTTGTGCGTGAGATGGAAAAGCGTATAACAGAAGCCGCAGCGGTATCGGTAGAGGGGGTGTAAGAAATGGCATATTTAATTTATGTTGAAAATGTTCTAATGCCTGTAACACCATCTAAGATAACACGAAAAGTTCCAGGTAAAAATGAAGAAATAGAGCTTTTAGGTGGTAAAACAGTTCTTAATTTACAAGAACCCGGTTTAACTGAATGGTCTATGGACTTTTTATTACCAAAAACTAAGTACCCTTTTGTAAACATAATTTCTGACAAGCAAGAATTAAGGTCCCAAGATTTTTACCTTACACATTTTAATACATTAATGGCAAAAGCAAAACCTTTTGACTTTATGATAATAAGAACTAAACCTAATGGGGTTTGGGATTTAGGGGAAGAAAATGGGACCTTTAAAATTGATATTCCTAATAATGATACTGAAAATCCAGTATATGTAAATGATTTAGACGGCATTTTAAATAAATGTAAATGTACGATTGAAGAATTTACAGATGAAGATAATACTGACAACGGATTTGACAAAGTAATTAGTGTCACTTTTAAAAAATATTTAGATTATAGTACAAAGACTGTTAAATTAGTTACAGATAAAAAGACTAATAAAACTACAGCAACTACGGTAAAAGCTAGAGATACAAGTAGTAAAACTACGCCATCTACATATACAGTTAAGCCTGGGGACTATTTAATATTAATATGTAAAAAAGAATTAGGTGACGGAAGTAAGTGGAAGGAAGTATACAATCTAAATAAAGATAAAATCAAAAATCCTAATCTTATTTACCCAGGACAGGTGCTAAAACTTAAATAGAAGAAGGAAGTGATATTATGGCAGGAACTGTTAATGATATATTGAGTTGGGCTAGACAGTATATAGGTAAGAGTACATTTAAACATCAAGGCACAGGAAAAACTTTAAATGCAACAGATGCGTGCCAAGCATTCGTTGCATCAGCTTATAAAGCCGGCGGTGTTAATAAAACATACACATCTAAGGATACAGCTGCTATGGCAAGAGCCAGTTGGGGTAAAAATAAAATTTCGTATAGTAATGGTAAAGTTGATTATACAAATATACCTACTGGAGCTTGTGTCTACTCTCAATGCGGTAGTGACAAAAGAGGACATGTTTCTATTTATTCTGGCAACGGTAATATAATAGAAGCGGGTGTAAATCCTATTAGAGAAATAAACATAAACCAAACTTTAAGAAACAGAAAGTATTATGGTTGGGGTTATAATGGTGGAACTAAACCCAGTGGTTCAGCAACAAGTTCAGCCGGTAGCTCTCCAGCCAGTATACCTACAAAAACAATAACGCTACCCTCAGGTTTGGGTAGCGTATTTACTTATATGGGTTGGCAATTAATTACTTCAAAGACATCAGTACAGTATAAGCTTAGGTCCCAAGCCGGACAAAATTTCGATAGCGAAGGATTTGGTATTATAAATGGTCGATATGTTGTTGCGTGTACAACAACATATGGTAGTGTAGGCGACTACATTGATGTGTATCAAAGTAATGGAAATGTGCTTAAATGTATCATAGGCGACATTAAAAATCAAAATGATGCCGGCTGTAATAAATGGGGTCATTTGAGCGGTAAATGTGTAATTGAGTTTGTTGTTAATAAATCAAAATGGTACAGTCCAAAACACGCAAATCCGGGTACTTCAAGTTGCCACCCTGAATGGGGTGGTAAAACTATAACTAAAATTGTAAACTTGGGTAGCTATTTTAATGGTGCAAGTGCAGACGGTGGAATGTATGAAAGCGATACTAAAAAGAAAGATAAAGTTGATTTATGTTCTACATCTGTTATAAGTGTAGTAAATGTTGCAGGAACATTAAACGATAATGCTTATATAAATATTCAAGGAAATAAAGATGCTCGTTATGAGTTACATATAATAAACAATGAAATAGATTATCAGCCATTGGTTGTTGGAGAAGTAACTTGGACTACAGAATGGAAAGATGCAGCAGGTAAGTTAGAATTTACAGTTTTAAAGGACCCGGCATTAGATATACAAGAAGGTAATGTTGTAGCATTTTTGAAAAATGGTGTTGGTGTTTTTTATGGTTATTTATTTAGTAAGTCAAGAAGTAAAGGTAAAGAAATCAACTGTACTGCTTATGACCAATTAAGATATTTAAAAAACAAAGATACTTACTGCTATAAAAACAAGACTTTAAGAGATGTAATTATAATGATTGCTATGGACTATAGATTAAAAGTAAGCCAAAGTAAGCTTGTTGATACAAAGTATTCAATACCGGGAAGAGTTGAAGATAATGAAACTTTATTTGATATTATAAAAAATGCAAGAGAGCTTACCGAAAGCGCAACAGGTAATATGTATATATTTTATGATGACTATGGGTTACTATGCTTAAAGCGAATTGAAGATTTAAAAACAGACTATTTGCTTGATGATGAAACCTGTGAAGATATGGACTATACATCTAGTATAGATGATGAAGTTTATAACCAGATACAGTTTTATAGAGATGATGACACAACTGGTAATAGAGCAAAATATATATTTAGAAATGCCGAACTTATCAACAAATGGGGTGTTTTACAGCTTACTTGTAAATTAGAAAAAGATGATAACCCTGCTGCTTTTGGTAAATCAGTTCTTAAGCTCTATAGCGAAAAGAAAAGAGAGCTTACTGTAAAAGATTGTTTTGGTGACATTAGATTAAGAGCAGGTGCATCTATATATGCCAATCTGAATTTAGGTGACATTGTTTTTAAAAGCGCACAGGTAATAATAAAGAAGGCTGTACACAGATTTGGTGCTAAGTATAGTTGTGATTTAACATTATTAGGAGGTAGTCCTTATGTCGGTTGAGTTAGTTAAATTAATCAAAAGTATCGCTATGGATGCCGTTAGAGCAAGCAACCCTACGGAAGTAGTTTTCGGTACTGTATCTAAAGATTATGAAAATGATGGACAGTTTGCAGTTCGTTTGTCAGAAAAGCTCGAACTCGATGAAACTTTTTGTGTTTTTGGTAGTATAAGACCAACCAATTTGAAAAGAGGTAACAGGTTAGTAATTATTAAAATGCAAGGTGGTCAAGCTTATTATGTTGCTGATGTTATAGCTGGAGGTGATTAAGTGCTACCTGAAAGTGCGAATTATGAACTTATTAGTGACTATGATGACTTAGAGCAAGCAAGTATTACATATAAGTTAGATAAAGAAAATAAGCGTATTGTTGCAGTGTATGAAGATTATAAAGAAATAATACGCCAAGCAGTCTATCTTATATTAATGACAGAACGATATGATTATGCTATGTATTCCTGGAATTATGGAATTGAGCTTAACGATTTATTTGGTAGAGAAAGACAGTATGTAATACCAATGCTTATGAGCCGAATAAAAGAAGCTTTATTGCAAGATGACAGAATATTAAATGTGACTGACTTTAATTTTAGCATAAAGCATAATGTGTATAATGTCAGTTTTACGGTTGTAACTAAATATTATAATGTAGATGTGAAGGATGTGGTATTTAATGTTTGAGGACTACAGTTATGACAATTTGTTGGCTGAAATGCTCTCGAATGTAGCTACAGATGTAGATAAACGCGAAGGAAGTATAATCTTTGATACCTTATCTCCTGCCGCTCTTGAATTAGCTAATGCCTATATGGGACTTGACACAATATTGAATAATGCTTTTGCTGATTCTGCTGAAAGGGACTATCTTGTAAAAATAGCAAAAGAAAGAGGTATTACTCCCGAAGACTCAACAAGTGCTATTTTAAAAGCAGAATTTAACTTTAATAGTAGTGACGGAAATTATATAGGCGAAGTTGTAAGTACAGGTGATAGGTTTAATTTGGATAAAATAAACTATACCTTAGTAGCTCAGATGACTAATAATACAGATGTAGATATTACAGTTACAGACAGTGACGGTAATAATATAGTTGTTAGCAAAGGTAATATCATTCCTGGCTGTTGGCAGATTATGTGTGATACAACAGGTGAAGAAGGAAACAAACATTTTGGTACTCTTACACCAATAGTAACAATTTCTGGTCTTACAAAAGCAGAAATAACTGAATTAATAATTCCTGGCGAAGAGGAAGAAGATACTGAAACATTTAGACAAAGATATTTTGATAGTATAAATTCAGATGCTTTTGGTGGCAATCGTGCCAATTATATTAAATGGGTAAAAGAAATGGAAGGTGTCGGACAAGTAAAAGCTAACAGAACACCCAATGGTGGAGGTACTGTAGAAATTATTATAACGGATAGTGAAGGAAGTCCAGCATCAGATGAGCTTATAAATAGTGTAAAAGAAAAATTAGACCCTGCTGAATTTACTGGTTTGGGTGAAGGTATTGCACCAATTGGACATAGTGTCACAGTGAATACAGTTAAATATGTTAGTAAAGATATATATTTTAACGATGTAGAATATACAGAAAATGCTGATAAAGATGCTATAAAGTTGGCAGTAGAAAATATTTTATCAGAGTATGCAAATGAAATAAATTCAGATTGGGAGAACCGAACAACTAAAAAAATATATGCGGCACAAATACTTGCAAGATGTATTGATGTAGATGGTATAGAAAATATAGAAAATATTGACATAGAAGGTAGTTCATATATTACTCTTAACGAAAAACAATTAATTGCGTTTGAAATAGGTGGTGGACTTGAATGAAATACATAGAATACTATCCACTTGTATTAAGAGAAGTTTATGAAATACAAATTATTAGCAATATTCTTGATAAATTCTTAAATGAATTTGAAGAAAATAAAAATAATCTTATAAGCGAACTTTATCTTAGTACAGCAACTGGTGTAGGGCTTGAAATATGGGAAAATGCGTTAGATATTGAAGTTACAGATACAAGTGCTGATGTAAGACGATTTAAAATAAGAAGTAAGTTACTAGGAGATAATACAAGCTTAAGAACTAAATTAGATACCCTAATTGGTAAGGATAAGTATAGAATATCTATTGACCCTATTAACTGTCATGTTATTTTTAATTTAGAGTTATCTGCACAGAATCTTAAAAATGCAGTTGCAGAATTACTAGAAAAAGTATTACCCTTAAACCTTACCTATGAAATAAACCTTGCATATAATAAGCATACTGATTTAGCATCATATCAACATAAAGAGCTTAACAACTATACACATAAAGAATTAAATGCTAAAAAATTGAGGTGATTAAATGTCAACAAAAACAGAAAATTATAATTTAACAAAGCCCGCGCAAACAGACTATTATAATGTAGATGATTTTAATAATAATTTTGATATTATTGACGAGGTCATAAATAAGATTGCCAAAGAAAATGCTAACTTACCTGTGAGTAAAACAGTTGTTCAGACTAGAACTTTATCAACAAATAGTATTTCAAAAGGAAGTCACATTATTGTTGCTGAAAAAGGTCACTATAGCAATGGCTCAGCACTTATAATTGTTGAAGCCTCTGGCTCACTAAAGCATCATTCTCTTGTATTGGCAGTTAGTACAAGTTTTAACTCAAATGAAAAAACTATCACTTGTTTAAGTAATGCTGCATATGCTACTCAGCTTTTTTCTAAAGCTTCTGTAGAAACAGTATGGGCTGCAAATTCTCACAAAGTGTATTTAACATTAAACACGGATGTATTAAATTCAGCTAATGATAGTGTTACTCTTATAATAACAGTAATATCTTCTGCTTGGTCAAGCTGTGCTAAATTATTATCTAGTTCAGAAACAACTGATACTGATAAAATCAATAATACTAAAAGCATAACTTTGACAAAAGGAAAGACAAGCTTAGATGTAGATACAAGTAAATTTTTTCCTATAAGTGGTGGCCAAATAAATGGCGATTTAATAGCAAGAGCAATAATTGCAAATGATAAATTATACTCAAGGGCATTAGAAGTGTTTGGAAAAACAAATGATAATACATCAACAAATCAAGGTGGATATGTAGATTTTCACCACAACCAGGGCATAAACACTGACCAAACAGCAGGTGCTACAAATGATTATACAGCTAGAATAATTGAAGACAGTCCAGGCTCGTTAAATATTAAAGCAGGTCCAAATTTAACAGCTCAACTTAGTGTAGATGGTAGCGAAGTATATACTAACGCAAGAATTATGACGCGTACAGAAGATAATGTTACAGCCGGAGTATCACCGTTAAGTAGTGGCAATATTATTCTAATAATTGAATAAGGGGGCAACATAAATGGCTGTTTATAGTGGTGATAGCAACAATATTTCAAGAAATGTTACAAGTATATATGTTGGTGATGTAAACAATAAAGCTCGTAAAGTGCTAAAAATGTATGTTGGTGATACGAGCAATAAAGCACAACTTGTTTTTGAAGATAAAAGAGATTTTACTAATCTTAATTTCAAACTTACAGAATTTAATGAAGCAACCGGTGGCGATTTAACTCTTAATAAAACATACACTGCAATACCTAAAATGTGGAATACTAAAGCTGCTTTAAATTCATCAGCTTCATTTGTATCAGCAAAGCTTAGACTGCGCTCAAATGATGTAATTAAGTGCGTATATGATGTATCTGTACCGGATGGTTGCAAAGAGTATGATGTGTCTATTTGGTTGTTATCAAACGGCACAAATATTGTGCATAAAAGCTTAAATTCTAAAGAAAAAACTTGGGAAATAAAATCAAGTTTAAAAGATATTTCTTTTAGAATAAATCTTTATGGTGATAAGTCTGGAGTCACATTAAATTCTTGTGCTATATACATAAATGATACACAAATTTTGTAAAAAGAGGTGCTAGATGAAAGAATTAATACAAAGTTATTGGCTAGATTTATTATTTGCAATTTTTACAGGCTTTTTAGGACTATGCTACAAAGGCTTGAAAAAAGAGCTTATGAAAAAAATAAAAGAACAAGATGCAGTAAAAGAAGGTGTGGTAGCACTATTAAGGCAAGCTCTGTATGACTCATATAACAAATGGACTGAAAGAGGTTATTGCCCTATCTATGCAATGGAAGTTTCAACAAGAATTTATGAACAATACCACGCTTTAGGTGGTAATGATGTTGGTACAGAACTTTATGAGAGACTTAAAGAACTACCAACAGAGGCTTTAACTGAGAATAAAATTATAAGTGATAATAAATATTTGAAAGAGAATTAAGGAGGTTGAAAATATGAAAAATTGGTTTAAAGCGGCTGCTATAAGAGCAATCAAGACAATGGCACAAACTGCTATAGCCACAATAGGTACTGCTGCTGTTTTAAATGATGTGAATTGGATTGCTGTTATATCAGCTACAATTCTTGCTGGTGGATTATCTATGCTAACCTCAATCGCAGGTTTGCCAGAAGTAAAGGAGTGATTTATATGAATATTACAGAAGATTATTTACCAATCAATAAGTATAGTAGACCGGGAAGAAAAATAAAACCAACAAAAATAGCAGTACACTATGTGGGTAATGCAGGCAGTTCGGCAAAGGGCAATAGAAACTATTTTGCAAGTGGCAAAGTATATGCTAGTTCTCATTATATTGTGGGTCTTGACGGAGAGATACTTAAACTTATACCTGAGGGAGAAATAAGCTATTGTACCAATCAAGCAAATAGCTACACTATTTCAATTGAATGTTGCCACCCAGATAAGTCTGGTAAATTTAATAACAAAACACTAAATGCTTTGATTGAATTGTGTGCAGATATTTGCAAAAGATATGGATTTAATCCACTTACAGATATTATAAGACACTATGATGTAACTAGAAAGGCTTGTCCATTGTGGTGGGCGCCTAATGGACCAAATAAAAATGCTAATGCAGATTTTGTAGCATTTAAAAATAGTGTAAAATCAAAAATGAATAATAAAGTAGAACAAGTAGTAAGAGTAGAGGAGGATGATGAAATGGTAACAGAGACAAATATAAAGATAAATGGTAAAGTTATTAAGATTAACAGAATATTTAAAGACGGCAAAAACTATATTGACCTTAGAGGTCTCGAAGAAGCGGGCTTTAAAGTTGGCTTCAATGCCGATACCAAGCTACCTACTCTTGATAATAATGTTATAGAGCTGCCTGTCAATGTTGATGGTAAGGAGACAAGCGTTGAGGCCGTAAATATTAAGAACCACAACTTTGTACCAATCAGAAGTATTGCAGCGGCGACTAAGGCCTTTGATGTGAACTATACAAATGATGATGGTGTTGTTATAAATAAGAAATAAGTGGAGAGGTGCTTCGGCACCTCTTTTTATTTTACTTTTTAGGTATAGCAAATACGCTGGAATCTGTACAAAAAAGTCTCTAAAATCCTGTTTGAAACGTCGGCATACAGGTATAAGCAAACGCGCTATAATTATAAATGCAAGTGATTAAAAACAGAAAGGAGTTAAAAATATGGGTAACTCTATAAGAATTATTGTAGATGCTATTCTTATCATTTTAAACGTTGCGATACTTATTAGCGTTATTAAGGAGGTGCTATAATGGGCTTAAAAGAAAAACGACTTGAAAAAGGCTGGACTCTTAAAGAGCTTGCAGAGAAATCTGATGTACATTTAGTTAAGATACAGCAGATAGAAAGCGGTAGAATTAAGGCTGAGAATATGACACTCAGAAATGCAGTAAAGCTTGCCAATGCACTTGAGTGCTCAACTAAAGACTTATTATAATAGAAAACGGCTGAGGGAGAAATCCACCTCCTTCAGCCGTTTTTCTTTGTTAAAAACGCATAGCAAACCTGCTTAATCTCTAAGCACTCTGTCGGCATACAGATGCCGAAAAACACGATATAATTATAAATGTAAGTGATTAAAGAAAGGAGGTTAAAAGCTATGCGTAAGAAAAAAGGTAATAAAAACCCACTCCTCGAAAAGTTAGTTCTTATCACAGCTATAATAAACCTTATCAATTCAATAGTAGGCTTAATAAAAGACTTACTTAATTGATAAGAAGCAGGGAGGGTAAAACCTCTCTGCGATTATTATAACACCTTTTTTCAAGAAAGTAAATAATCAAATTTGCTGTAGAATACGCATAGTAAAACTGCTTAAACTCTGTATGTTACGTCAGCATACGAAGCCAAGCAAACACGCTATAATAAATATATCAAATGAAACAAACCGTATTTTTAAGGAGGGCACACATTATGAAAAATTTAAACGAAATGACATCTAAGGAACTCAAGGAAATGGCTAAGGGCTTGAAGGTTGCAAACTGGTGGAACTTGAAGAAGTCTGAGCTTATCGCTGGCATCGAAGCCATTTCCAATATGGAAGTCTCTTCCGATGGGCTTGCTGAGACCGTAGCAACAGGCGGGCCTGCGAGTGCTGAGGCTAATACGCCAGCTGAGTCTACTAATGTAGAAGAAACCGCAACCACGCCTATGAAGATGAGCGATACCATCAAGACTTTGGAGACTATTTTCGACAAGCTCAATAACCTTTACTTTGAAGGAACACTACCAAGACCTGCTATCACAGTACAGTCTACGCCTAAGGCCTATGGGCATTGCTCAACAAAGAAAATATGGAAAGCTGAGGCGGCTGAAGCTATGTATGAGATTAATCTTGGTGCTGAGTTTATCAACAGACCTATTCAGGAGACGGCTGCAACGCTTATTCACGAGATGATACATCTTTACTGTATTGTTAATGAGATTGCAGACACTTGTCAGAATGGCAGATACCATAATAAAACTTTTAAACTTGAAGCTGAAGCAAGAGACCTTGAAGTCGGCTACGACCGTGCAAATGGCTACACATACACTAAGCCTACTGAAATCTTTAACAACAAGATTGCTGAGGTTGGTATCAATATGACTATCAAGTTTGCACGCATATTCAAAGCACCTATAAGACGAGAAAGAAACAAGCAACATAAGTATATCTGCCCTGCTTGTGGGCAGTACGTAAAGTCGGCATCTGAGCTTCACATCAAGTGCACAGATTGTGACACAAAAATGACGCAAGAGTCATAAAAACGGTCAGCAGTTTTGTCAGCAAACCAAGCAGCGAGCTAGCTTAAACTACTGAAAGCACTGATAGTCTAATCAGCTGAGTCAGCAAATAAAAACAGCCCGCTGTCGAACTTGCTGATGGCCTCAGCTCAGTGTTTATAAGGTTTGGAATAACATTGCCGCAGTTACAGCAATTTATATATAAAAAATAAAAAAAAATAAATTAGAGAATTAAATATAATAAATGCTTAATACATATTCTCTAATCTCAATTTTA